GCTCTAGCAGGCGCGTTCCAGAGCAATGCGGAGCGGTGGCCGAGTGGTCGAAGGCGCTCGCCTGGAAAGTGAGTATACGTCAAAAGCGTATCGAGGGTTCGAATCCCTCCCGCTCCGCCACCACCCCTGTCTTTACCGTTCGTTCCCGTGCGCCGGGGTTGATTTATTGCGGTTTTCCGGGCCTCTCGGCGTGATCGGTTGTTCGCACCTGTGTGCTAGCGTTCATACATTGGTATGGCACAACGCATGGTATGAACTTCGCTACGTATGGTATGGTGCGGGAACATGCTCAACGACGCCAAGGTTAAGGCTGCGAAGGCCAAAGAGACCGCCTACAAGCTGGGCGATTCCGGACAGCTTTATCTCTACGTCACACCAGCCGGCGGCCGACACTGGCGGATGAACTATGCGTACGGCGAGCCGACGAAGCCCGGCGGCCGCATGCCGCAGAAGACATTGTCGCTCGGATCTTACCCGGCGCTGACGCTCAGCGATGCGCGCCGCAAACGCGACGAGGCCAAGGCCACGCTCGCGGAAGGCCGCGATCCGTCGGTCGAGCGAAAGATCACCGCGAAGGCTCGTGCTATCTCGGACGGCAACACGTTCGAGATTGTCGCACGGCGCTGGCACACGCTGCGCAAGCCGAACTGGTCGATCGTTCACGCGGCGGACGTCATCGAAAGCCTTGAGAACGACATCTTTCCCGCGATCGGCGACCTGCCAATCCGGCTTGTCCTCGCGCCGAAGCTTCTCGACGTGCTGAACAAGGTCGAGGAACGCGGCGCGATCGAGACCGCGCACCGCCTCCGCCAGAGGGTGTCGTCCATCTTCGTCTATGGGATTGCGGCAGGCCTATGCGATGCCGACCCGGCGGCTAGCCTCGGCAAGGCGCTGAAGAAGAAACCACGCGCGACGAAGCAGCCTTCGATCATCGACGGTATTGAGGACCAGGACGAGCGTATCGCCGCGGTCCGCGTGGTGCTGGTCAACTGCGACAACGAGCGCTGCAGGGCGCTGACGAAGTTCGCACTTCGGTTCATAGCGTTGACGGCCGTGCGGCCGAACGAGGTTCATGGTGCGCGATGGGACGAGATCGAGGGAATAGACTGGGGGAAGCCCGACGCGCCCGCCCCGGCGGCGCTCTGGCGGATCGGCGCCGCGCGCATGAAGGGCGACGAGGATCGCAAAGCTGACAAGACCGGCGATCATCTGGTTCCGCTCGCGCCGGAGGCCGTCGACCTGCTGCGCGTCGTGCGGCGGCTGTCGGGCGACCTGCCGATCGTCTTCCCCGGCGAGCGCCACGCGCATCGGCCGATGTCCGAGAACACGCTGAATGCCTTGCTCAAGCGGGCAGGGTATCATGCGCGCCACGTCCCGCACGGCTTCCGCGCAGCGTTCTCGACGGTCATGAATGAGCGCGCCGACCGCGAGTGGCGCGAGGCGGGGCACAAGGGGGCGTCGCCGGACCGTGCGATCATCGATCTGATGCTCGCACACGTTCCAAAGGATAAGGTCGAGGGCGCCTACAACCGGGCGGCCTACATGCCCCGGCGGCGCGAGCTGGCCTGCGAGTGGGCAAAACTTATCTCGGTCGACCTTACCATGCCCGAGGCGCATCTCGGCCAGCCAATCAGGTACGCGGCAACCGGACCCGGCAAATAACCCGCACGTAAAATTATCGTTGACTGATCGTTTTTAGGAAGGTGTTATCTTCTAGTCCGCTAGGTAGGAACACTGACCGGATCTAGCGAACCCAATTTGGACTCGCCATATATCACAGGACGGTGGGGGCGATGGTTTGGAATTTGAAGTCGGTGCCAACCTTGTTGGCCTTCTCCAGACTGCACCGTGGGCAGGATTGGCCGCTTTGGCTCTTTGGCCAGAAAAAGGCGTTGTGGCGTTACTGATAAAAAGATCGCAGGCTATTCGTATCGCGGAACTTGAACGGACCAAAACCGAGACCGCGGTTACGATTGAGGGCAAAAAGGGAAAAAACCAGGCGCAGCTACCCGCGCCGATTGGAGACGAGGAATGAACTGGGCATTGGCAGGAGCGGGAATCACAGCCGTCCTGGTTGCTTTGGTCGCTCAGATGTATCTGCGTGTCAGAATCCGGCAGATGGGTTTCGCTTCCAAGACGATGCGAGAGTTCCGTGAATTGGCGGTAGGGCTTCTTCAACGCGAGCTGCCAGACGAAGCGCGGGCTCACATTCAGGCGCTAGCTAGCACCGTTGGCTCAGGTCAGCTGACACGAAAGCTAATGCGAACGATGGTTTCAGAGGGTCTTGATACGCCTATCCAACGCGCGACAGTTCGTGAGCGGCGTGAGATGTGGGCGGATTATTCGCGTGAGGCGCGGGTCATGTTCACTCAAGCAGTCTTCGCTGGGATACTGGCAGACAGCTACTTCGCTGGCTTCATCGGAACCGCTCTTCGGCGGTCACTTTTCTATGTAAAAAATAATGCTGCGGAAGTAGCAGAGTCAATCGATGCGTTTGAAACGCGTCTGCTGATTGTAGAAAGCCAAGAAATTACTCGTGAGATTGCTTCTCCGCATTACGACCGAAGCAACCTCGTGCATGCTTGAAGGGTAGGCATTGTCCGTAGGGACAGTGCCGGTTTATGTTGAACGGCAACTGAATAGAAAGCCAGTTCCATCACCCCTGCCTGGCTGACTTGATCTTCGAAACCCAAGCTCGGACTTCCGTTTCGCTCCATCGTGATCCCGCCCCACCCGGTTTGTAGGGCGGCGGGAAGTCGCTTTCGCGGATCAGTTTATAGATGCGTGTCCGCTTTAGGCCGACAATGTCCTCGACGACCCTGAGCATGACCAGGCGGTCGGCGGTGGCGGCGATCTCGTTGCTCATTGCAGAGGTCCTTTCGGGGTCAAATCGTTGCGCAGGCCTTCGGCAAAAATGACTGCGCCCTTTTCGAGAGCGTTTGCCGCGAACTTCCTGTCGTATTTTGTACCGAGGATCGCCGCGGCGGCATGAAGTAGGGCGCCAACCGCCCCGTTGTGATCCTGATTGAACGCCTTCACGAGAAGCTCGCCAAGGCGCGCAGCGTAAATCGTGCGCGCGTCTCCGACATCCTGCGGTGCGAGGCCTATTGCCGTCCGCTCGGCGATCGCGAGATCGATCCCCATGATCGTGACGAGGCCGTCGAGATTTTCAATATGCTGCGTCAGGATGTGCATATGCACAGCCGGGAGCGTGACGTCCGGACCCATGTCGGTAGGATCGCGGCTGACGGGCACATTTATGAGTTCTGTAAGCGTCGGCATACGGCCGATGACGTCAGCCAGAATTGCTTTGGCTGCCGCCGCATGCTGGGTTTGGTCTTTTCTCATGCCACTTCGTCCGAACCGGCGTCGGGCACGGTGAGCTTCACCCGCGCCACTTCCTGCAGAATGACGAACGATGATTCTGGGAACATGCAGAGCAGGCGATGAGCTTCGGTTTCGGCGGCGGCGAACGAAGGATGCCGAAACTTTGGACTACCGCCGCCGCCAGGCATACCCTTGCGGTGGTTCTGCCCGGATTTGCGCCACAACAAGTAGTTGCCGGTAAAGGACTTCGTGTTTGGCGCCATGGCGGGCGTTAGCGGTTGGCTGGTGAAGGTCATCATGCTTTCCTCGTGAGTGGCACGCCGGAGCGGCTCGTTTGAAATTGTTCTCGCCGGATCTCGGCGGCGACCTTTCGTGCGATCGAGACGATCAGCTCGGCGGGTGCGTTGTCGGGGTGCGGCTGCGCTTGCGCGACCCAGTGCACGAACCGACACGCTTGTTCGGCGGCGGGGCTCACCGGCGCTGACCTTGGAGCCTAGCCGGGAATACCGGAACCCAGACGATCGCCTTCCGTCCGCTTTGGTTAGTTCGACGACCTCCGCCGTCGCGAACTTTGCCCAGATGGGCGAGCTCGGTGAGGCGGGGGCGGATGGACAAGATCGATAAGCCGAGGCGACCTGCAACCTCGTCTGCGGTGAGCCCGTTCGACCGTTCAACCACCGCCAAAGCTTGGGCCCGTAGTCGCGGCGTGGTTGGCGCGATCTGGTCGGCCGCCGCTTGGGAGGTGTCTCGATCCTGCGCGCCTGGCATGCTCGGACAGCGAAACAGGTCGTTCATGACGAGGCACCGGATATGAAGCCGCGGCGGATCGCCTCGGCATGGATCTCCGCGTCAGAGACCGCGGCAAGATCGGCAGGCGGCCGGGTCAGCCGGATGTTGCGACCTCGGCTAGGCTCCCGGGCAATGAGCCCTTGCCGCTCGAGGCTATCCAACAAACGTGACGGTCCCGACGGTGAAGCTAGTCCCAGTTCGGTCTGTATCTCACGGACCGTTGGCGCGACGCCGTCATGGCTTGCGATGTACGTCTGCAGATAGTGAAGCAGCTGGCGCTCGCGCGGCATCATGACGATCCCTCCGATGCATCGCTCAGAAACAGCTCGCGCCACTCGTTCCAAAGACGGGCGGTCTCACCGGCAAGGCGCTGGCGAACCGCGCTATCGGCTGGCGTGTCTGTGGTGAGATCCACATGTCGATACATGTAATGGAAGCGCAGCGCTGCGACGTCGAATGCCGCCCAAGCGAGATCTACCGCCGAGGTAGAGGCAGCGAGGCGGATCACGGCGTCACCACCAGGATCAGATCAAAGAGGGCCCAGAAGGCCGGGGCGATAGCGAGGACCAGTGCCGCGCCGCCGTGGGTGAAGCCGGTGCCGAGCACCGGTTTGCGGAGGAAGGCACTCACCGTGCAAAGTCCAAAACACGAGTGATACGGCTCGGATCATGCGCGAGGATGTATGCGGCAACAGCCGCGGTGCGGGCGTCGCCGAATCCGCCGCTGTTTCCAGTCAACAGGCGGTGGACACGGTGCTCGCGTTCGCGTTGCACGCGATCGTCGGCACCGCCCCCCATACCAATCCACAACTGCTCACGATTGTCTGAGCCGATGATCACCGAGACCGGCAACCCTGCGCGGTCGGCGGCGACAAGCCACGCCGCTGGGTCAAAATCGACCCTTCCGAGCGCGAGCAGGCAACATCCTAAGTCGGTGTCGTTCAAATCGCGGAAATAGGCTTCCTGTGCCTCACCATCGTGCAGGCCAAGACCTTCCGCGAGTTCCCGACGCTCGATCTCAAACAGAAAGCCGCCGGTGTCTTTGTCGTGCTGCGCGCCGTTCCAACATGTGCCGCCATGCTCGCCAAGCATGTCGACAAAGACCTTCACCATAAAGTCGCCTGGGGTGAAGCACGGTGCCGTGAGGAGCGAAAGAACAGCAGAGGACAAAGCGGCAGCGAGCTCGTCGCAACGATCATCTGAGCCGCCGTGGCCCCCGTCCAAAGCCCGGGTCGCTTCCCGGAACGTGTCGAAGAGGGCAGACATGCAAGGGCTGACGCATGGTCGCTGCTGCTCCATGAGATCGCGCTCGATCTGCGCCATGTAGCGGGGATAATGATCGGTCCAGCCTTGGCCGACGTCGCGCGTTCGCATGACCTCAAGCTTCCGCAAGATCTCGGTTGGCGTGAAGGCGGGGGCGATCAGGAAGTCCTCGAGCATCGAAATTTCAAGGTCGCCGGCGGCATCTGATGCTTCGCTGCGATCGTCGCCGCGTGGCGCATCCTCTCCTTCCTCGATGAAGACGTCGTGAGCGGCGTAGGCTTCGCGCCAGGCGGAAAGGCGTGCTGCAAATTTGGGTGTAGTGTGGAGGCGCATTATCGTGCTCCTTCGGGTGAGGCGGCGTAGAGGCGGCCGATAAGGAAGGCGGTGTCGCGGGCGAGCCAGGGCAGGGCGTTGTCGATGCCCTCGCCGACCATGATTTCAACCTTGCGCAGGTAAGCATCGTGGCTTGGCGTGAATGTCCGCAGGAGTTCCCGAAGAGCTTCACTACTGCGGTCGATGAAGTAGTTCTGAGCGGCTTCAGCAGCGTCATCGACTTCACTCGGAAGCTCTTTTGTGTCAGTGGCTGCGCGAACGTTCCCTGCCTCCGACAGGTTGGCTTCGGCTCGTTCGTAGGCGGCTAGCGCCTGATCCCAGTGCAGATGGTAAAGTTCATGAATCGCATGAACGAGCTGCTGCTGGTCTCCATTGAGGTTCTGGATACCGTGATAGACAGCCATGAACCCACCCTCGCTCATCGCGCGATCGATCCATCGGTCACATTCGCGGGTGAGCAAGGTCTGCAACCGTGCGATCACGCCAGGGATGGTCGAGGCGTGGTTGCTGAGAATTTGATCCTCAACGTCGACGAGCCGCGCATCCGAAGCGGCAATTTTGTCGCTTGGGGCATTGCGTTGCCCATCGAAAGAATAGGCCCACGCAGTCAGTCGGCGCGCCTCGTCTTGGGCTTCGAGGATCACGCTGTCCGCGCTGTCCGGATCAAATCTGGGAATGGTGAAGGGGGCGATCATGCCTCCCGCTCCGCGATAAACTCCGCTCGCGTGGCCCTGCGAGCGTTTACCTCGTCAGTTGTGATCTTCGGGGGCGTCCGACCCAGCACGATTCCGAAGTGCAAGCCGAGCCATTGAATTTCGAACCTGAAACCGTCTTCCCTGATGCTTTCGTCAAGGAAGTCGCGCTCGACGGTGTTGATCCGGAAGATCGTAGCGTCGCTCGACCAATCGTACCAAGGTTCAACCGGGGCAAAGAAGCGCCTCAGGCGCTGGGCAAAGTTTGACCGTTCGCGCACCAAGGGTGCGCGTTTCGCTTCGGCGGCCATAAGCCATCCTCCCTGCAATGATGGAGCAGGTGGATTGGCGGAGGCTCGTGCTCTTGCGAGACACTGACAGCGCGCTTCATCCAGCCCTGCGTATCAGCTGGGACCGGTGAGGCGCCTTGGCGGTCGCACCAGATCATCTGATGCGCTCAAAGTATGCATTTTGGAAACCGTGTCAACTCGCTTTGTAGACGAAATGGAAACTACAGCATTTGCACGACCGAGGTTGCGCGCCCGATTATCGTGATTGGCTCCGTGCCGAGCATGATCGGTTTATGTATCGGGTTCGTGCTTAGCGGCTCCAACCGGTCAGGCGACCGTCGGAACTGCTTGATGGTGGCCTCACCCTCTCCATTCTGGACCGCGTACAACGCGCCGTCGGATAGCGTGGGCCTGGTCGGATCGATTGATACAAATGCGCCCTCTGGCGCGATTCGGTCCATGCTGTCGCCGTCAATGCGAAGAGCGAACATATGAGGCTTAGCATCGACGGCGGCGATATACTCATCGGACGACTGAATAGCCTCCCGCCAATTGCCAGCTGCTATCAAGCCGATGATCGGGATTTCACCTGCTTTGCGAAGGTGAGGCGTTTCATCTGGAGACATTGAACTGAAAGGCACGCCGAGGGATCGCGAGAGCCTTAACAACCACATGCCTCTCGGCATGCTCGTCGACCGCTCCATCTTACTGATGGTTGCTTTGGTTGTGCCTAACATCTCCGCCAGCTGCTCCTGCGTCATGCCTCGTGCCGTGCGTAGTGCTCGGATTCGAAGGCCCCAGGGGAGGTTGGGATCTGGCTCAATTAGGGGAGGATAGTCGCTCATAAGGGCCTCATATCCAATTTAGATACCGCGGTGAATACCTGTCATAATAGGCCATGAGAGCCTGTGTCTCTTTTGGAGACATCTGGCTTGCCACGTGTTTCCAAAACACATACTGTTGAGGCATGCAGCTAGATACATACCTAGAAACGAACGGCGTCAGCCTTCGTGACTTCGCCGCACGCATCGGCGTTGCGAACGCCGGTGTCGTGTCGAAATACGCGAACAAGCATCAGATACCTCGACCGCCGATAATGGCGGCGATCGTTCGGGAAACCGACGGCGAAGTGCAGCCGAACGACTTTTATCCCGACGCTACGCCCGACGCTACGGCCGAGTAGAGTCATGGCCATCGTTGACGCGCAGATGCCGCGTAATGTCGAAGCTGAGGCCGCGCTCCTCGGTGCGATGATGATCGACAATCGCCTTGCCGATGACGTGGTAGGGGCGATCGAGCCGCTTCATTTCTTCGAACCCGTTCACGGGCGTATCTTCGCCGCAATTTCGTCCATGCGGCGGCGGGACATGCTGGCGACGCCAGTGACGTTACGCCCGATGTTCGAGTCTGACGAGGGCATGGCGTCGCTGGGCGGCCCTTCGTATCTCGGCGCGCTGACCGGCAGCGGCGCGGGCCTTATTGGCGCGCGCCAGTTCGCTGCACAGATCTACGATCTCGCCGCGCTGCGGGCACTTATCGAAGTCGGTAGGACGCTGATCGAGCGTGCGATGGATACTTCAGAAGAGGTGAACCCGCGAGCGCAGATCGAGGCAGCTGAAACGCTGCTTGCCTCTGTCGCGATCGGCGGCGCGGCCGCCGCGCCCAAGCCCGTTGGATTTGCGCAGGCGTGGGACAGTGCGATCCGGAAGGCGAAGGCCGTTGCAAACGGTACGGCATCCCGAGGAGCGATGATTGCTCGGTTCGTCGAATGGAATGAGATCACGGGAGGTATGTCGCCGGGGCAGTTGATCCTGCTGGGCGGTCGCCCAGGCATGGGCAAGACGGCGATCGCACTTTCCGTCGCTCGCGGCGCGGCGGAAGCCGGGCACGGTGTGCTATTCATCTCGCGTGAGATGCCCGTCGACCAGCTGATGTTCCGCATCATTGCCGACATGATGTTCGAGGCAGGATCCGCCGTCACGTTGGACGACGTCATATCCGGACGGCTCAACGAAGACGATCTGGTCCTCGCCGAACGGATTCGTGCGCGCATCGATCGCTGGCCCCTCGTGTTCGAGGAACCGCCGCGTCTGAATGCCTCTCAGGTCGCGCCGCTTATCCGGAAGCACCAGCGTCAGTTGGAGAGCAGGGGGCAGACACTCGCGATTACGATCGTCGATTACCTCGGGCTGCTCGAGCCCCCCGTGAAGCGCCAGAACCGCGAGCAGGAGATGGGGGACACCAGCAAAGAGCTAAAGATGGCGGCGCGAGACACCGGTACCGCCGTCGTGGCGCTGGCGCAGTTGAACCGCGGCGTGGAATCTCGAGACGACAAGCGCCCGATGTTGTCCGACCTGCGCGATAGCGGCAGCCTCGAGCAGGACGCCGACACCGTCGTGTTCGCGTATCGCGCCGAATACTACTTAAAGCAGTCCGAACCTGACGTTCATGACGTTCGCAAGCGGGATGCTTGGGAGATCGAGATGGGCGCCGAGCGCGATCGCTTGGACGTCTATAGCGCGAAAGTGCGTCAGGGCGCTCCACAGCGGCGGAAGGTCTACTTCTTTGGCGCACGACAGGCGGTGCGCGGCAGCGATTACATGCGCGACGGCGGCGGCGCGGGTGGCCCGCTATGAGCGAGACATTCCGCCTGCAGCGTGGCTGGATGGACTCATTCAAACCGCAGCCGTTCACTGAACGCGAAGCGTTTCTGTGGTCCGTCGAGAATGCTGCGACCTACGGCGGGGAGGAGCGCTTGGGTATCCCTCACGCGCCGCTCGCGCGGGGCGAGCTGCTCACGGCCGTTCATAAGCTTGCCCAAGCCTTCGACTGGTCGATTCCCCGGGTGCGCGGCTTTCTACGGCGCATGGAGCGAGCTGGCGTCTGGCAGGTCCGGCCAACTGGTGGCGGAATGCTCATCATCGCGGTCTGCGCCTTCGATCAGCATGTCTCTGCGGCATCAGGGCAATCGATATGAGCGGCTACGCGCGTGCCCACCGGGGGCGATGGGAGCACCATCTCTTCAAGAACAAACAGGAGGCCGCTGTCTGGGCATGGATGACCGACACCGCACGGTGGCGGGCGCACTCGTTTCAGACGAGGTTTGGCATGGTCCACCTTGAACGGGGGCAGGTCTTCGCGTCTCAGCGCATGCTCGCGGAGGAGTTCGGCTTGGGGCGGCAGCAGATCCGCAGGCTGTTTTCTGACATGTTGAACGCGGGAATGATTTTTGAAAACTCAACCCATAGTGCGGCCCGTGCAGGCACAATCATCACCATCGTGAATTACGAGAGATATCAGGGCGATACGGCAGAAGTCGGGGCGCAAAAACTGACGCATCAACCCATTGCGCAACCCAAGGCCAACCCAAAGGCAACCCAAGGCCAACCCACAAGAGAATACAGGGAAAAAGGGGAAGAAAGGGAAGAAGGTATTAGTCCTTCGGACTCGTCGAGCAGCACGCTGCCCGACCTCACGCATGATTTGCCCGTTCAACTTCCCGCGGTCGTTCCTGCCAGTGACGCAGTGGGCGACGCGTTTGCCGCGTATCAGGCCATTCGACGTGAGTTCGTCGAGGGAGCCAAGGTGCTGACGCTCACTCAAGCTCGTCGGGCTAAGCTTGCTGCTCGGATCCGTGAAGTAGGCGGCAGCGAAGGGTGGGGCAGGGTGCTCGCCAGCATACGCGGATCGCCGTTCCTGCGCGGGGAGACTGCCCCGAACTTCCGGTTCGCCGAGATCGACTGGATCCTTGAGCCCAAAAACCTCCTGAAAATCACCGAAGGCAACTACGATGAACGATCTGGCACCGATCGCACCCGGGCACCTGCTCGATCCACCCCCCTCGACGCCATGCGTGCCGCCCGCGCTAACCTTGGCCTTGGCGGACCGTAGTTTCGTATTTGACGGGTCCCCTGCCTGGACGCCGGATCATGCACGCCGCGTGCTAGCCCAAACGGGCGGTGCGGCGGATGCGGTGCGCACATTGGCGTTGCTTCGACGTAGTGCCCGACCGGTGCCTCGAGAGTGGTTGGGCGACCGGCTGACGATCCTGTGGACAATGTTCATGGCTTCCCGATCGCAGGCGGATCCGGAACTGCTGACGCTTTGGCTATCCGAGCATCTGCGCCTGCTGGGCGACCTGCCGCACGACATCGTGGCGGTTGCTATCGATCAAGCGATTCAGTCGGCTCGGCATGGGTTTATCCCTTCGATCGGGGAGATGCGCGCCGCCGCCGAACCGCTTCTCGAGGAGCGCAAAAGGATAATTGATAGGCTCGTCATGATAGTTGAGGGGGAAGAATGACGCACGATTACGGCGGTTCGCAACGGTGGTGCATCTTACGCACTTCCGGCTCACGCACCTTGGCGCTGGCGGACTCTCTGACGAAGGCGGGGTTCGAGGCGTGGAGCCCGCGTAAAACCTTGAGGCGTGCCAAGGCGGGGGTGAAGCGGCGCGCTGACGGCACGAGGCCGATGGTCGAGATTGATGCTGCGATCCTGCCGACGTTCGTATTCGCCCGGGCAAGGGACGTGCAAACGTTGGCTCAAGTGGCATGCGCCGACATCACCCCGCACCCGCCGTTCTCTATTTTCCGGCACGGAGGACGTTACCCTGAGATAGCGGACAGTTCCGTGCGGGGCCTGCAAGAAGCAGAGCGTGAGGCGACCGCAACCATCGAGGCTATCCGCGCCGCAGAGACGAGAGAAGAAGCTGAGCGCATCCGCAAGGCGGCAATGAAGACCGAGCGGGAGCGCCTGCGTGCTATGCAGATTAGCGAGGCCCAGCGGCGTAAGGCGCTGCGCAACGAGCGTGGCACGTTCGATGATGGCCAGCACGTGACGGTCGAGGATATGCCTTCCTTCATTGGGGTGACTGGCATCGTTCAAAGCAGCGATGGTAAGTCAGCTGTCGTTGTATTCGGCGGAATGCTGACCGTCACTGTTGAGGCTTGGCAATTGGCGCGCGCATGAGTATGTGCGGTAGCAGTTCTCCGGGATACCACCGGAGAACACCACCGCCTGAGCGGTCACGGGGCTAGAAGCTTTGGGACTTCGGTCTTTGCACTCCCCACTATCACCCGCGGAAGCATGGCTTTCGACGGAGTTAAAAACATACCTACATACCGCCGCCTGCTAGGCGAAGGTGTTCCGCATTTGAGGAACAGCACATGGCCGCACCGCAATTGCGGCTCACCACCGTTGATTACGTCAAGCAATGGTTCGCAGTTCCGTTTGGCTCACCGGCGTAACTCGTAACGCCAGCCATTTGATACGGCGAGACGACGATACGCATCATCCCCTCCTTTGCAGGGTCCAAGCGAACCGTAGCATGGATACTTCGCTCTTCGCTCAGCACTGGCGTAGGCCGAGCAAGTTCTGATATTGCCATACTCCTCCTGTTTGTATGGAGTGCACTTCCAGTCGACACCGGACGTTTTCTCACCGGGTAACGGTTCAGTTGGATAGGCTCCGCCGGGCCACGCTCTACGATCACATTCGGGGACGAAATGACCAAATCCGCAGGATTGAACCATCCATGGCAAGTCTTGCTCGGTAATTAGTTTCGCACGCTGAACCTTTGCGGCGGCCTGCGCCTTTGCCTGCGCTAATTCCGAGAGTCGGTTGCGGTTAGTGCTGTCCAGATAAAGGGTTACTAAAATAACAAGTACAGCGCAGATGAGCGCTATACCCTTGGTTCGACTGTCGTTCCACGTCATGCAGCCTCCCGCTGTTAACCGCCCTCTAATGCCCGCGCGCTGTTACTAGCAATGTCCATCGCGGAATGCCGAGCCGATTGCTGGCATGCTCACCGCCGATGACCACGTTGAGGCGATCAGCATACGCCTGTTTCGGATCTCCAAGAATATGCGCATCCCGTCGCGTCACCATGGGCGCAGCGACCGGTTGATCGAGGAAGCGGAGCAGGCCGCAATTGATTTGCGCGCTACCGTGAAGGGCCGGTGAAGCTTTTACCAAACTAAGGAGATCGAATTGAACGACGTGGCCGTATCTACTCGAATGTCTTGCTTGGAGGCGCGGTGTTCTAGATCTATACGCTCTCCGCTACAGAGCTTGCAGGTTCGTGATCCACTCGAGGGTACAACCGCTTACGAGGTCGTACGTAAATCTTGTGCATTGCAAAAACTTCCGGCCAAGAATTAAATCGTAGGGTGGCATCCCGGTTCGTTTCATGGTCATGATCCCCGTCGTGTGAATGATCTCGATTGGGTCAAGATACATCCAAACTCCGTGGTTAGTAGTCGGCACGGATCCACCAATACCAGTGTTAGTTAATTGATCTAGTATAGGGTAGGACTGGGGAAGGAGATCCTCGTGGATCAAGTTCCAGTCGGCCCCGGTGTCGAGAAGGGCCCAGACGGTCCTCAGGTTCGTGCACTGAAAGCCCGCTGCGGTCTGTACTGGCTGAGTAAACGTGTAGCGGATCTGTATGCATGGGATCCCAAAATGTCCGGACGTTGGCTGCCCATCGGGGCCCAACAATACGACAGGGATAAAGTCTTGGCCCGCTGTTTTCGTCGGTTTCGTAGCCACGTTAACTCCTGCTGCCGTCTTTACAAAATGGTAGCCCGATCCAGGCCGATGAGTCGATGCACGCGGTGGCTTGCAACAGCGAGACCGGCGGTGCGCATTCCCGGTCGGTGTGATCGTCTATTACGAATAAGCCGCTTACGATCTACCTGCTACCGTGCTGGAGCGACGATGAGCAAGCTCAGGTCACTGCCTAACCGCCTCGGCACGCTGCCATCGCGACTGGCTACGTTTCAGACGGGAGACAAGGGGCGGCAAGCAGCCGCACCGTGGCGCGCTTGGTACAACACCACCGAATGGCGCCGCCTTCGTATGGAGACGCTCAAGCGCGACCGCTTCACCTGTCAATGGCCCGGTTGCGGTGTCATGACCGGCGATACGTCGCAGCTAGTCGCAGACCATCGAGAGCCGCACCGTGGAGACGAACGGTTGTTTTGGGATTCGGCGAACCTGCAGACGCTTTGCAAGCCGTGTCACGATGGACCCAAAGCCAAGATCGAGGCTCGGTACGGAGCCTGACATAGGGGGGGGTGGGTCGAACCTTCTCGGTCCGCCCCGCGCCTATACCGCATCCGTCACACGCGCGGATAATTTTCCTCTCACAGTTTCAGCTGCGTACTTTCGCCGGGAGGCCTCAATCATGGCGACCCGCAAATCAACTTTCGACTGGGATCGGATCAAGCTCGAATACTTGGCGGGCGAAGCATCGGTCCGCGAAATTGCTGATCGACATGAGATTTCCGAGGGCGCTATTCGGAAACGGGCCAAGGCCGAAAAGTGGGTTCGGTCGGTGCGCACCCTGCGTACCGTGCGTACCGAGCCCGTTGCGTTGGCCGCGTCCCCAGCCGAGCCGGTGCCCGTTCCCGACGCTGCGGTAATCGCCGAGCGCGGGCGCGGACTGGTAGCGCGAATGCTCGACGAGCTCGACGCGACCACGACGCACCAAGGCAAGCTTGAAGAGATGATTGAGGACGAGACGTCCGGCGATCGCGAGGCCCGGCGGCGTGACGGCATGCTGGCCGCGATCAGCCTGACTGGTCGCGCAAAAACGCTCAAGGAACTGGCGACCGCGTTCAAGACGATCAACGAAGCCTCCGCACCGCAGGGCAAGAAGGCTGGCCAGCAAGAGAAGGCCGATCAGATTGCCAACCGGTTTCGCGGCGTCGGTCCACCCACGCTGAAGTCGGTCAAGTAGCTTGCCACAATGGTCTACCTCTTGCCCCGACTGGAAGGAGCGTATTCGAGGACGCCGCTCGCTGATCCCATTCGACCCACTCTTTCCGAATGTGGCCGAAGCGAAAATGGCGCTGTTCACGTCGCTGCGGCTGATGGACGTCACGGGGCAGCCAACGATCGGCGAGTCCTGCGACAAGTGGCTGTTGGATTTCGTTGCTGCCGTGTTCGGTGCGTACGACCCCGACCTCGGCGAGCAGATGATCAAAGAGTTTCTGCTGCTCGTTAGTAAAAAAAATTCGAAATCGACGATCGCAGCGGGCATCATGGTCACCGAATTAGCGCTCGGCTGGCGGCATGAAGACGAGAACCTGATCCTCGCGCCGACGAAGGAAGTCGCGGACAACAGCTTCAAGCCGGCTGCGGCGATGATCCGCGCCGACGAAGAGCTAAACGACCTCCTTCACATTCAAGACCATATGAAATTGATCACGCAGCGGTCGACCAAGGCGACAATGAAGGTTGTCGCGGCGGACAGCGCTACGGTGTCGGGCAAGAAGGCCAGCCGCGTGCTGATCGACGAGCTATGGCTCTTCGGTAAAGTCGCGACAGCCGATTCAATGTTCCAGGAAGCGACCGGCGGGCAAGCGTCACGGCCGGAAGGCTACACGCTGTTCCTGACGACGCAATCGGATCAACCGCCGCAGGGCGTGTTCAAGGACAAACTGTCCGACTACCGCAAGATACGCGATGGCGAGGTGATCGACCCGAAGAAGCTTCCGGTCCTGTACGAGTTCCCGCCCGAGATGATCGCGGCTGACGAACATACGAAGCCCGAAAACTTCTACATCACAAACCCCAACCTTGGCCGCTCAGTCGGTCAGGACTGGCTGCAGGGCAAGTTCGACGAGGCGCAACGTGCCGAGATGTCGAAGCGGCAGGTTTTCTACGCGAAGCATCTCAATATCGAGATGGGCGTCGGCCTTCTGCATGATGCCTGGGCGGGTGCGCTCTACTGGGTGAAGGCAACGGCACCCGTTGAGTTGTGGGACGGCACGCTCGATCACTTCCTCGAGATCGTCGAGGTTGCAGTCGCCGGCATCGATGGCGGCGGGCTCGACGATCTGCTCGGGCTGACCCTGATCGGTCGGCACAAGGTCACGAAGCAGTGGCTGACATGGTCGCATGCGTGGGGGCAGCTGGACGTCTGGGAACGCCGCAAGGACATCGTCAGCGCGCTCGACGGCTTCGTCGTCGAAGGGACCATGACGAAGTGCGAGAACACCACGCAGGATCTGATCGAACTCGCGGACATACTGGAACGGGTTAAGGACGCCGGGCTCTTCCCCGAAGAATATGCCATCGGCCTGGACCCTGCCGGGATCACGGCAACCGTCGATGAACTTTCGAGCCGCGGCTTTACCGAGAAGCAGATGCTGGCGATCACTCAGGGCTTTCGGCTTTCCGGTGCCGTCTGGGGTGCTGAGCGCAAGCTGAAAGACGGCACGATGCTTCACGCCGACCAGGCGCTAATGACGTGGTGCGTCGGGAACGCGAAGGCCGAGCAACGCGGCAACGCGGTGATCATCACCAAGCAGATCGCCGGCAAGGCCAAGATCGACCCGCTCATTGCGCTGTTCAACGCAGTCCAGCTCATGTCGCGCAACCCCGAAGCGTCCGGAAGCGGCCTCCAGGTCATGTTCCTTTGAAAGGCAGCCCCATGCAGAATCGCGCGTTTAGTGTGCTCAGTATCAAGGCGCTCGATGACGACGCGCGCACGTTCAGTGGGATCGCCACCACGCCGTCAGTCGACCGGGTCGGCGACATCATCGACCCAATGGGCGTAAAGTTCACGAACCCCATTCCGCTGCTGCATCAGCATCGTCATGACAAGGTAATTGGCAAGGTC